GGGGTGGTTCTGGACATGCGAGAGCGAATCGCAGTATATCACGGAAAGCTAGTGGCAGAGGGCATCATCCGACCGTGTGGGTACGGAACTTAGCCGCCCAACACCGCTGATGAGCAGACGTCTGTCTAAGCAGGCATTGAGCGGACATGGGTTGATCGCCGTCTTTGGTCGTTCTTGACCCTGAATGTGGGATGGCTGACTCTGCGGCATTGCCGCGACCTGCTGTTCATGTAAGTCCACTGGCTGCCTGGCGTTGTGCGTAATCAGGATGTTTTAAATGGAGTCCTGTGCGGTTTTGATTTGTGTGGGCCTGGCCGTAGGCTGATGCCATGGCGTTGAATCGGCTGGCATCCATTGAGGCGCGAATCGAGCGGTATCAGCAGATACTGCTCGATGCAGAGTTCAAGTCGGCGGGCGAGGAGGGGTCGAACTTGACCCATCATGATCCGGAGAAGATCGAGCGGATCCTGGATCGGCTGTATCGGCAGCGAGATAGGATCAAGGCTGGGGGCATGTTTTCGCGGGGGCGGGTGACTGGCATTGGGGCGGGCCGATGATCCGTCAGATGCGTCGCTCGCTTTTGCGTCGCCTGGGTAAGGTGTTTGGCGCCAGGGTGGGTGACCAGTCGGCCGTGGGGAGAATTCGGGCGATTGCGCAGCGCGGCATGCTCAAGGCCGCGCAGGCCGTATACGGTAATATCGGCGGGGGATCGGCGTATCCGGCCGCCGATCCGTCCAGCGATCTGATGAACGGACTCCGGCCTGCCTATGGCGGCTCGAATGCGTTGCTGGTCCCGGCCCTCGATGACCTGATTCGGGTGTCGCGGCATATCGAGCGTGCGACTCCGACTGGTCGCGCCGCTGCCCATACCTGGGTGGCGGATCTGGTGGGCAGCGGCATAGCCGTGGAGCCGATGACGGGGGATGAAGAGTGGAATGCCGAGGTCCGAGAGGCGTTCAACGAGTGGGCGAAGACGTGCACGCCTGAGGCTGATGATGGCCCTACTCTCTGGGAGCTGCAGTCGCAGGGCGCCCGGGAGCTGTTCAGCGCTGGCGCGCTGCTGTGGCGCATCGTGATCATGCCGTCACGGCTCGAGCAAGGCCTGCTGCCGCTGGCCATCTTGCCGCTCGAGATCGAGTGGCTGGCGCATGATCCGGTGCAGCCGGTCGCCGATGGTCTCACCTTTGTGCGCGGGAAAGAGCTGGATCGGTACGGCCGTGCGGTGCGCTATCATCTGCGCAATCCGGACGAGCCAGGGTCCGAGGGCGAGGTGGTGGATGCGTCGATGATCATCCACGCCTACGAGCGCCGGCGTCCGCGCATGGCTCACGGCGAGCCGGAATTGGCTCCGGTCGCCACGCGGGTCATCCAGGACGATGACCTCGTATCGACAGAGTTGCGGTCTGCGCTCAACGGCGCGGCCACGAGCATCCTGGTCACCGGTGACGCTGGCGCAGGAGACGACGGGGACACCTACGGCACCGATCCGGACGCCGAGCGGACAACCGATGCCAGCGGCAAGCCGCTGACCAATTTGCCGGCCGGAGCCATCGCGTACTCGGAGACCGACGGCACGGTGACGGTCGTCGAGAACAAGCGGCCGTCTCAGGACGTGGCAAAATTCCGGGGTACCATCCGCGGTGATCTGGCCGGCGGCACGCGTGTGTCGCAGCAGGGCATCGATCGCGACGCCGGCAGGTCGAGCTACACCAGTCTGCGCGGTGATCAGCAGCAGACCGTCAAGCTCATGGGTCCGCTGCAGAGAGGCTGCGTTGGGCGGCAGTGCGCGAGCAAGCCGTTCGCCCTGTTCGCAGAGTGGTACTCGATTGGTCGCGGCTACAGGTGGCCGTCCGATCCGGTCGCGCGGCGTGCGCGCGTGCGGCATCGCTTGCGGCCTGACGTGCCTGCGTACGTGGATCCGGTCAAGGATGCGATCGGCGCTGGCCTGATGATGGCCCTCAATCTCGGAACGCTCGAGGAGGCGTGTGCGGCTCGCGGGCGCGATGTCGACGAGGTGATCCGCAAGCGCGCGGCAGAGAATAAGCGCCTGGCGGATGCCGGTCTGCAGCCGGCGACTTTGCCGCGTCTGCGCGGGACATCGGGCCTGGTTGCGCCATCCGAGTCTGATGCGGGCGATGCCGGCGCTGCCGGCGATGGTGATCGCACGGCTGGCGTAGCTCACGGGATGGAGGTGCTGAATGCCGTCTACTGACAGCGCCGCAGCGCTTCAGCCTGTCGCCTGTAATTTGGGTCGCCACGTAATGCGGCGAGCCGCTGCCCGGCATCAGGGGCACCATGTGGCGACGCGCTCCTTTGGTTTGCGCGTGTCGACCGCGCGCGACAGCGATCGCAGTGTCGAGGCGGTCCTGGTCACGGAGTCACCCGTCTGGGTGATGGACTGGGAGAGGTGGGAGCCGGTGCGTGAGGTGCTGACCATCCCCGGGCTGGTGGCGCTGCCGGAGCAGCTGCCGCTGCTCGACTCGCATCACCGCTCGCGCGTGGGTGATCAGCTGGGCAGCACGCGGGGCATGCGCGTGGAGGACGGCGGCGAGCTCGGTCAGATCATCGTGGGCCGTCGCTACCTGGGGCGCCAGCAATCGGCGCGTGACGCTTACGAGATGATCCAGGATGGTCATCTGACCGATGGATCCATCGGCTATGAGATACTCGAGTATCGGACCCTGCGGGAGGGCGAGTCGGCTGAGGTTGACGGCCGCGTGTACCGCAACGATTCTCCCGAGCCGCTGCGTCTGGTGACGACGTGGCGGCTCATGGAAGACAGTCTTACGCCGGTCGGAGCCGACTCGGCGGCAAAGGTTCGCGATCACCATCACCACAATTCACCGGGCCGCGTGCCCGGCAGGCAGAAGGAGTCCACTGTGAACAAGGCGTTCAAGCGGTGGCTGCGCGCGCGCGGCCAGAACTACGAGACCCTGAGCGAAGAGAGGCGGTCCGCGCTGCTCGATCAGTTTCGGGGGTGGTGCATCGCCCGCGGCTACATCGGTCAGTCCGGAGGCGTCCGGGATCTCACTGACGGGCAAATCAGCGAGATCGAGGCGCTGGATGATGCCGCCCTGGTCGAGGATGGCGGGGGGCACCAGGAGCCCGATCTGGGTCGCCAGGCGCCCCAGCGCTCCGCGCCCCCCTCCGGCCAGGATGGCGGCCAGGGTGGCGGCAGCGCTGATCCTCAGCGGTCGCAGCCCAGCCCCGACACGATCGAGCTGCACGCGCGTCGGCAGATCGCCGACGCGAACATCTCGCTCGGCGCCGATTTCGACTACCGTCAATTCGGCAGCCTCGAGGCGGTCAATGGCTTCGTGCTGGGCGCCCGCGCCCAGGCGCAGCGCAGCGAGCCAGCGGTGCCGGTCGGCGGGGCGGTGGTGACCAGCGACGGTCGCGAGCGCCGCTGCCGCGCCGCGGTCGATGCTATCGCTGCCATGGGCGGCGTACGCGGCGCGGAGGATCTCGGGATGCGGCGCCTGCGTCCGACCGAGGTCGTCCGCGAGATCATCTCGGCGTTCGAGCCGCAGGTCGGAGCTCGCATGTCCCACGAGGATGTCTGTTGTTTCGCTGGCAATCGCGACTTCGGTCGTCTGTCGCTGCGCTCGCCGAATCAGGTCGCCGCGACGTTCTCGACCATCCTCGCGGATGCCAGCCAGCTCGTGGCTATGGAGGGATTCCGCCAGGCGAACGTGACCAACCGTCGGTGGACGCGCTCGCGATTCGTCGACGACTTCCGCACCGTCGAGGGGGCGGGTGTCATCGCAGGCATGCTCGCGGAGCAGGAGGCGCCCGGCGCTCCGTTCAACGAGGCGCGCATGCTCGAACAGAGCTACAGCGCCAAGCTGGGCCTCTTCGGCCGCAGCTTCTCTTTCGCCTACACCGACTGGCGCAACGATTCGCTGGGCGAGCAGCTCGCGACCGTGCGCAATTACGGCATGATTGCCGGTGTCACCGAGGATTATCTCTCCTACAAGGCGGCGCTGGCGATCGCGTTCTCGTCTCTGTCGCAGGTCCAGTCGACCGCGGCATTTTGGGATGACACCAATGACCGCGTGAAGCTGCAGGGCCTGGGCAAAGTCATGGGGGCCCTGGAGGGCCGCACCGTGACCGTCGGCGACGAAAAGATCCCCCTCTCGCCCGTCGCCTCGTTCGTGCTGGTGCCGCCGTTGCGCAAGGCCGCTGCCCTGGCTGCTACCGGCACGGCGCCCGGCCAGCAGGCCGCCAACGACATGGCGGAATCTCTGCAGGTCATCAGCTCGCCCTGGATGGGCAACACCGCGATCGGTGGCCATGCCGATGACTACATCGTCGGCGCCGGCAACCTGGATGGCGTCGTGGTCCTGCGCGACCGGCTCAATCCGGAGCCGGTCGTGTGGGAGGTCGGCCCCGGCCGCACGCCCGACAAGGCGTTCGTGGTCATGCATGCCGTGCGCCCCACCGTGGCCTACGCCGGCGCCTTCGAGAAGGGCGACTGGAGCTGAGTCAGAGGCTCGGTGACATCGCCGTAAACAACTACCGACAAGGAGCCAGGAATGGCAGTCCGTATCGACAATCTCAGCGACCGACGCAAGTTCGTGGCCCCCACGGGGGGCGTCACGGCCTTGGTTCCCGTGGCGGTGGAGGATGTCGTCGTCATCCCCGCCGAGACCGCGGCCGAGACCGAGTCCTTCACCGGCATCTACCGCGATCACACCGTCCGTGATTTCCCCGCCGCCACCGGCGAGGCCTGGGAAGTCGGTGACGTCCTGTACTGGGATGACTCGGAGGGGGTGGCGACCATCAGCGACGACACCGGTACGAACAAGGCGTTCGCAACCGCGGCTGCCGTCAAGCTGAGCGCTGCGAGCATCGGCGACCTCGATCTGACCGGCCGACCGCTGATCTGACGCATCCTGCCGTGGCGTGGCCTTGGGTGGTGACTCCCTGTGTGCGGGGCCACGTCACGGTTTGCTTTGACCGCATTCCAGGAGTATGCAGTGGGCGCTGTCGAGGCGATTGTTGACTATGGTATCACGGCAGTGGTGGCCGGTGCGCTGTTCTGGGTGTTCTTGCGCGACCGCGCGCGGCTCCTGACCAAGCTCGAGCAGCAAGAGGCGCGAATAGCCGTGCTGGAAGGCGAGCGGCATGCGGCACTCAAGCAGCACCACGAGGAGGCGCGCGACCTGCTGCTGCAGAGCTCGCGCGTGATCCAGCAAAACGGCGATGTCTTGAGGGGCGTCGTCAGTGTTTTCTCGCGCCTGGAAACGGCGTGCCCTCTTATCAACAAAAACCCCGGAGTTACGACATGCGACGTACGCTGACCACACCGCTGATCATCCTGCTGCTCCTCCCGCTCGCGCTCGCGCTCGGCAGCTGCTGGCGCGACCCCGTCACCGCCGAGCAGGTCAACGAGTGGCGGGAGCAGGCCGATGAGCTGTCTGCGCTGATCGAGCAGGGTCGCGAGCATCTGCCCGCTCTGCGCGAGGCTGCGCGGAGGGCTGCCAGTCGCGTGCGCGAGGCCCGTCAGATCGCAGAGCGAGTGGGCGGTGAGCAGGCCCTGGCCGCTGTGGATCGGGCAGCCGCGTTGGCAGACGCGGCCGCCGAGCGGGTGAGCGACGTCGAGCGCACGGTCGCGGATGCTGCGATCGGACTGCGCGCAGTCCGATCCAGGCTGGAGGATACGGAGCCGGGAACGCCGATCTGGAAGGCCATCCTGGGCACGGTGGGCAGCGCGATCGCAGCGATCGTGGCTGGCCGATATATCCCTGGCTCGCAGCGGCTGGCGTGGCGAATCATGGGCAGGCCGCGAGAGCGGCTGGATGACGCCCGGCGCGAGCTTGAGAGGCGCGGGTAGCATGTCCGCGCCGGGCAAGTGGCCGATCGCGCTGACCGAGGGGGACCCCTTCTCTCGGACTCTCATCGTGCGTGTCAACGGCACGCCACTGTCGTTCTCGCCCGGCACGGTGGGAAGCGCGGCGATACGGCGGCACTACGGCGATGGTGCTGCGGTGATTGCTACGATGAGCGTGGACTGCAGCAATGCCTCGTCTGGAGAATTTACCGTCACCCTGGATGCCGCCGGCATTGCGGCAGTGGACGCCATTGACTTCGCCGCCGAGTACGGGGCGCAGAATGGCCAAGCCGAGATTGATCTCGGCGAATGGGCCTTGGCGATCACGGACGGCAACGACCCCGAGAAGCGGCGGACGTGGCTGGCTGGACCGGTCACCTATCATCGGACGGCGCTGTGATGAGCGACCCGGTGATCGTGGAGGTCAGCGAGGAGCCCATTGACGTCGGGTCGACAGACGATGCTGTATCAGTAGACGTCTCCGACGACGCCATCGTGGTGGATGTCATCGATCAGCCTGTGACTGTCGATGCCGAAGACGAGGTAATCACCCTCACGGAGGGCGGTCCACCGGCTCCGCACGATCATGACGGGCGCTACTACAGCGAGGCGGAGGTGGATGCGGCGCTGGCAGGTAAAGCCGATCTGGACGGCGCTGGCAAGGTGCTGACGTCGCAGCTGCCTGCCCTGGCAATTTCTGAAATCTTTGTCGTCGCGAGCGAGTCCGCCATGCTGAGCCTGCTGGCGCAGGCTGGAGACATGGCCAAGCGCACCGACATCAATCGCACGTTTGTCTTGGTACACGGCGGGGATCCATCTGTGCTGGCTGACTGGGTGGAGATCTCGGCTTCCGCTGATGTCTCCAGTGTTTTCGGTCGCGTCGGAGATGTGACGGCAGAGCCGGGCGATTACGCCTCCCACTACCTGCGTCATGACGCCGACCAGGGCCTTGCGTCGTCAGCGCAGGAGCGCGGCCGGTCAAACCTGGGGCTGGCCAAGCTCTCGGCCACAGTAGCCGGCGCGCTGGCCATCATAACCGGAACCCTCACGGCCGACAGGTCGTTTACGCTGCCTGATGCCTCGGGGACGGTGGCTCTCCAGGGCTACGTTGACAGTGAGCTCGCCGCCCACATCGCGGCTGCCGATCCCCACGGCCAGTACCGCCTCGAGGCCGATTCGGTCCCTTGGAGCGATGTGAGCGGAACCCCGACCACGCTCGCCGGATACGGCATAACCGATGCTGCGAGCGACGCCGAGCTGAACGCCCACATAGGCGCCGCAGACCCCCACGGTCAGTACCGCCTCGAAGTCGATTCGGTCCCGTGGGCCGATGTGAGCGGAACCCCGACCACGCTCGCTGGCTACGGCATCACCGATGCTGCGAGCGACGCGGAGCTGAACGCTCACATAGGCGCCGCAGACCCACACGGTCAGTACCGCCTCGAAGTCGATTCGGTCCCGTGGGCCGATGTGAGCGGAACCCCGACCACGCTCGCTGGCTACGGCATCACCGATGCTGCGAGCGACGCCGATCTG